TTGATGTAATTGCCCAGAGATCATCATTCATCTATTCAGGCACAGTTGCTCCTGCCGCTGGAAATTCTACTGTCACATTAACTGCTGGTGTTGATTCTTATACCACCAACGTATCAACTATCGCTACTGCTTTTGATCTCTTTGCTGATACAGAAGAATTGGATGTTGATTTTATTCTTGCTGGCGGAAGTCTATCTGTAGAAGCAGATCAAGTAACCAAAGCACAGAAAGTAATTGATATTGCTGCAACCAGAAAAGATTGTGTTGCTTTTGTTTCTCCACACAGTGGATTTGTTAAACTATCTTCACCAACTGCACAAAGAGACGACATTCTCACATTCTTTAATAGTATCGGTAGCAGTTCATATGCTGTGCTTGATAGCGGTTATAAGTATGTCTATGACAAGTATAACGACACTTATCGTTACATTCCTTGCAATGGAGACGTTGCTGGTCTTTGTGTACAAGTTTCAACAACTGCTGAAGATTGGATATCTCCTGCTGGATTAAATAGAGGTAACGTTAAGAATGCGGTTAAGCTTGCTTACACTCCTTCAAAGACAGACAGAGACAAACTCTACCAAAAAAGAATTAATCCAATTACTTCTTTCCCAGGTCAGGGCGTAGTTCTCTTTGGCGATAAGACAGCTCTTGCTACTCCAAGTGCTTTTGATCGTATTAACGTTCGTCGGTTGTTCTTAGCTATTGAGAAGAGAATTGGTCAACTTGGTAAGACCGTGTTATTTGAACTTAATGATGCGTCAACTCGCAGTTCTTTTGCTGGAGCAGCAAATTCATTCCTCTCCGAAGTTCAATCAAAAAGAGGTGTTACTGATTATTTGGTTGTTTGTGACGAAACAAACAACACACCAGATGTCGTTGACAGAAACGAATTTGTTGCTGAAATTTATGTAAAACCATCTCGCTCAGTTAATTACATCACTATTACTTTTGTTGCTACAAGATCTGGAGTGAGTTTTTCTGAAGTAACAGGTCGTTAATTCATTTTTCAAAATTATCCAAAGGTAAACAACAATGGCAATTACTAGTAGCGTAAGCTCATTTTTAGGAAAGATTAATCAGGGTGTGCGCCCTAACCTGTTCTTAGCAACTATCAACTTTCCAGCATCTGCTGGTAGTGTAGATCTACCTACAGGTACAGAAGATAAAGATTTAGTAAATATTCTTTGCAAGTCTGCTGCTCTCCCAGCATCAAACTTAGGCGTGATTGAAGTTCCATTTAGAGGAAGAACAGTTAAGATCGCAGGTGATAGAACCTTTGATACTTGGACTGCTACTTTCATCAATGATAGAAACTTCAAAATTCGTCACGCTATGGAGCGTTGGATGAGATCAATGAATGCTCATGATGCTAACACAGCAGAACTGTTTGTTCCAAACACAACTGCTGGATATACTGCTGATATTGAAATTGCTCAATTAGAAAGAGATAGTACTGCTGGCGGTACTCCTCTCAGAAACTACAAACTCGTTGGATGTTTTCCAACTAACGTTTCTCAAATTGATGTTGCTTACGATAGCAACGATCAGATTGAAGATTTCACAGTTGAGTTCCAACTTCAGTACTGGACTGTTGTAGCACCAACGGCAGGTGGTTTAGCTACTGGCGCTTCCACTGGAGAAATCAAATAATTTTGATTAGATAAATACATCAAACAAGTGAAATAATTTAAACATGAGTCAACTTTTTGGATTTTCAATTAAAAGTAAGGGGGAGGAAGTAAAGGGTCAATCCCCAATTCCTCCTTCAGCTGATGATGCGGTAACAACTGTTGCAGGTGGTTATTTTGGTTCTTATGTAGATATAGACGGCATAGCGCGTAATGAGTTTGATCTCATTAGGCGCTATCGTGATATGGCGATGCATCCAGAAGTTGATTCTGCTATTGATGAAATTGTGAACGAATCAATTAATGCTGGGATGAACGACACTCCAGTATCAATTGAACTCTCAAATTTGGAAGTTAGTGAAGCTATTAAGAAAAAAATCAGAGAAGAATTTCAATACCTTTTACGTCTTTTACATTTTGATACTAGAGCACACGAAATTTTTAGAACTTGGTATATTGATGGTAGGTTATATTACCACAAAGTTATTGATCTTGCAAATCCTAAGTTAGGTATTACTGAACTCAGATACATAGACCCATTAAAAATTAAGAAGGTCAGAGTTCAAAACAAAGATCCCAAGTTAGCAGCAGCATTATCGGCAAGCACTGCAAATGCTTCTACTGCTTACGCTTATGATTTTGGAGAGTACATTGAATACTACATGTACAATCCAAAAGGATTTATTAGTTCAACATTTGATGCCAACATGGCTACCAGTGGTGTCAAAATATCTAATGACGCCATCAGTTATATTCAATCTGGTATAGCAGACCTCAATAAAAAGATGGTCCTGAGTTTTCTACACAAGGCAATCAAATCACTCAATCAAATTAGAATGATTGAGGATGCACTGGTTATCTATCGTTTGTCACGAGCACCAGAAAGAAGAATTTTTTATATTGATGTAGGCAATCTTCCCAAAGTAAAAGCGGAGCAATATCTACGCGAAACAATGGCGCGTTACAGAAACAAACTAGTCTATGATGCTGCCACTGGAGAAATTCGTGATGACAAAAAGCATATGAGTATGCTTGAAGATTTCTGGTTGCCACGTAGAGAAGGTGGTCGTGGTACAGAAATCACCACTCTTCCTGGTGGTCAAAACCTTGGAGAACTTAAAGACGTTGAGTATTTTAAAAAGAAACTTTATAATTCTTTAAACCTTCCACCTTCACGTTTGGATGATGCTAACCAAGGATTTTCACTTGGTCGGTCATCAGAAATTTTGCGTGATGAACTCAAGTTTGCTAAGTGGATTGGAAGACTTCGCAAGAAGTTCTCAGCACTATTCCACGATATGCTCAAAACTCAACTCATTCTAAAGGGCGTTATTGCTCCAGAAGATTGGGAAGATATGCAAGAGCATATTCAATACGACTATCATTTTGATAATCACTTTGAAGAACTTAAGCAAGCAGAACTTATGGGTAATCGCCTACAAGTTGCTACTCAATTAGATCCTTTCTTAGGCAAATATTATTCAATTGAATATGTCAGAAAGCAAGTATTGATGCAGACTGATAATGAGTATGATGAGATCACTAGACAAATGGATGCTGAAATTTCTGATGGCAAAATTCCAGATCCTATTCATACTAATCTAATGAATGCAGCTAGTTTGGAAGTAGGAGCAATGCCTCCTCCACCACCAGCACCAGCGGCTACACCAAAACCGAAAACATCAGAAAAATAAATAGTTAATTATAGGTAAATTACATGGACACTATTGAAATTGTAAACGCTGTGCGTGACGGTCATCGTCTTGCTGCGGTAGACAAAATTGCCGATATCCTATACGGAAAAGCATCGGAAGCTATGGGTGACTATAAACAAATTGTTGCTAGGTCATTCTTTGATTCTACTGAAGAAGATGTGGAGTTTGAATCACCAGAAGAGGAAACAGAAGAATGAAACTAATCACCGAGAACATTGAGGAAGTACAAGTCCTTGAAGAAGAAACAAACGGTAAAAAAAATCTTTACATTGAGGGAGTTTTCCTTCAAGGAGATATCAAAAACCGTAACGGAAGAGTATATCCTTTTGGCGTTTTAGAACGTGAAGTGGGTAGATACAACGAACAGTACGTAACTATTGGTCGTGCTCTCGGTGAGTTAGGTCATCCTGATGGTCCTACTGTTAACCTAGATAGAGTGTCACATAAAATTGTTTCGCTTAAAGCTGAAGGAAGTAATTTCATCGGCAAAGCACAAATTTTATCAACACCTATGGGAAAAATTGCGGAATCACTTCTCAAAGAAGGAGTAAAACTTGGAGTATCTTCAAGAGGTATGGGATCTATTGAAGAAAGAAACGGAGCAAACTATGTTCGTGACGATTTTATGCTCGCAACTGCTGCCGATATTGTAGCAGATCCATCAGCACCTGACGCATTTGTGAATGGTATTATGGAAGGAAAAGAGTGGATCTGGGAGAATGGTATTATAAAAGAAGTAAATCTTGCTAAATACCACAGATATATTTCTGAATCTACCAGAAAAAATTTGGAAGAAAGATCGTTAACCGTATTTAACAATTTTTTACAGAATTTATAATATCATAAATAATCATATAATAACCATATAGTAAGTATTACGAGGGAATCTCAAATGTCAGATAACTTAAACGGAAAGTTTGAGGAGCTTGTAACTGAGTCAGAAGTTGGCACCAGTGCGCTCTCACCTTCAATCGTTCCTGGTCAATCTTCTGGTAGTCAGTACGTTCAACCAGTTAGTGGTGCCGTAAACGATTCACAAACCAGAGGTAAAGGACAAGATCCTAGACCAACTTTAGGAACTTCAATTGTTCCTGGACAATCAGAAGAAGATAACGGTGGTTCTGATTTTGAAGATCCAGAAGGAGAACAAAATCCTGGTGCTAAAGCTTCAAAGCATAACTCAAAAGTTAGCGATGCTCAAACCAGAGGTAAGGGTCAAGATCCTGCCCCATCTGTTAAGTCATCTGGATATCAAATTCCTGGTGGTCCAAACAACGTAAAAGTATTTGGTATGGAAGCAATCAACTATTCCGCTGCGGAAGATGTTGCTGCCCTTACCGAAGGCGAAGAGTTCTCCGAAGATTTTAAAGCGAAAGCAACTACAATCTTTGAAGCTGCCGTCAAGTCACGCATTGAAGAGCAAGTAACTTCAATTGCATCACAACTTGAAGAGCAGTTCTCCGTCCAATTCCAAGAAGAGATTGCGTCTCTTGCCAACAAGATTGATGAAACACTCAACTACGCAATCACTACTTGGGTAGAAGAGAACCAAGTTGCACTTGATGCAGGTCTCAAACTTGAGATTGCAGAAGAGTTCATGGGTGGTCTCAAAAAAGTTTTTGAAGAAAATTACCTCGATCTCCCAGCGGAGAAAGTCAATGTCGTAGAGACAATGACTGAGGAGCTTTGTGAAATGGAAGGTCGCCTTACCGAACAGGTTGAGCGCAATATTGAACTTCATAATAAACTCTCTGGTTATCACAAGCAAGTCATTCTCTCATATATGAGTGAAGGTCTTGTAGATACTCAAAGAGATAAGCTTGCTTCACTTGCCGAAGGAGTAGAATTTGTTTCCGAAGAAGACTTCAAGAACAAAGTCGCAACTCTCATTAGCAGCTACTTCCCCAAGCATGTAGTAACAGAGCAAGTTTCCGATGAAACCACAGTGGAAGGTCAAGAGAATACATCACCAGTAATGGCGGCGTATCTCCAGTCTCTCGCTCGCTGGCAGTAATCATTTCTATAAATAATTACAACACCATATACTCAAAGGAGTTTAACGCAAATGTCAGATTCAAGACTTTTGCAGGAAAAGTGGTCACCTGTTCTTAACGCTAATGGCGCTGGTCTTTCCGAGATCAAAGACCCATATCGTAGAGCAGTTACCGCAACCCTGCTAGAAAACCAGGAACGTGCTATCCGCGAAGAGCACGGTATGCTTAACGAAGTATCAGTCAACTCCATGGGAGCTGGTACAATCTCGCCTGGTGGTTCTGCTTTAGGTAACAGCAACACCGCTGGTCTCGCTGGTTTCGATCCTATCCTAATCAGCCTCATTCGTCGTTCAATGCCCAACCTTGTCGCTTATGACATTGCTGGCGTTCAACCAATGAGTGGTCCTACTGGACTTATCTTCGCAATGAGAGCTCGTTACGAAAATCAAGGTGGTGCTGAGGCACTTTACTACGAACCAGATGCTGGTTTCTCAGGTGGTTCAGACGCTTCACAAGGTGCCTACAGCGTTCGTAACGCTGCTGGTTCAGGTGGCGATTCAGAAGGCAATAACCCTGCTGTTCTTAACGACGCTTCACCTGGCACTTATGAGCGTGGAACAACTTCACTAACTCGTGAGAATTCAGAAATTCTTGGCGAAGCATCTAATCTCTTCCGTGAGATGAGCTTCAGCATTGAGAAGACTTCGGTTACTGCAAAGACCCGTGCTCTCAAGGCAGACTACACTCTAGAACTCGCACAAGACCTCAAGGCTATTCACGGTCTTGATGCTGAGCAGGAACTAGCAAACATTCTCTCCAGCGAAATCCTTGCTGAAATTAACAGAGAGATTATTCGTACCGTTTATATTGTTGCCCAAACTGGCGCACAACAAGACGTTGCTACTCCTGGTACTTTTGACCTTGACGTTGACTCCAACGGTCGTTGGCAGGCAGAGAAGTTCAAAGGTATGCTTTTCCAACTTCAGCGCGATGCTAACGCAATCGGTCAGTTGACACGTAGAGGTAAGGGTAACTTCGTAATCTGTTCTTCGGACGTTGCTTCAGCACTTAATCTTGCTGGCGCTCTTGATTACGCTCCTGCTCTCAACACTTCACTCAACGCTGATGACACTGGCAATGTATTTGCTGGCGTTCTTCAGGGTGGTATCCGTGTTTACATCGATCCATTCGGTGCTCCAATCTACTCACAAGGTCAGTCTGCTAAGCACTACTACGTTATGGGTTATAAGGGTACATCACCTTATGATGCTGGTCTCTTCTATTGCCCTTACGTTCCTCTCCAGATGGTTCGTTCGATCAATCCTGACACCTTCCAGCCTAAGATTGGCTTCAAGACCCGTTACGGCATGGTCAGCAACCCATTCGTTTCAACCACTCATAGCAGCGGCATTGCTGGCGCTACTCCTGATGGTTCAGCTCTTACTGCTGGTACTAACCAGTATTACAGAAGAGTTAAGGTTATCAACCTCACCTGATTTTCAGGTAATCCTTTAAGACCCCCAAAAGGTGGTCTTTTTTTATGGCTTGACAAATGGTAAAATC